AGGGATAATGGCAGTCAGCCACCGTGAATTGCTTTTCCTTGCTGTGTTGCTCACCGGGATATTCCCAGGGCGGATCTGCATGGATAATCCTGAATTTTTTATCCGTGGTAAGTATGTCAATAAATCTGTCGCCGTTTATTTTTTTCTTGGTTTCGCTTTTTACTTCCGCGATAAAATCCGCGCGCTCTTTTTCCTTGACTGCCTTGAGTATCGCTGTCCGCGTCGGGATGTCCTGCTCTTCCCGGGCCTCAGCTTTCACTTGCTCCACAATTGCCTTGTTCGCCGCAAGCGTCTCCATGCGCTTTCCTTGTGATTCAGAGAAGCCCAATCTTTCTATCACCGTTTGCTTGGATAAAATAGGTTCACCGGTGGACCCTTTTTTCGGTCTTCCTCTTCCATCTTCCTTTATCCCCGCGAAGTATTCGCCCAGGCGCACCTCGGCGTCAAGCTGCTCTTCCTGCATGTCGCGTGCTTGCGCTTGCAGGCCGTCCCACTGATCTTTCGGCATCTTTTTGCGCTGCACCGCCGCCAACCCGGCCATTATTCCTTTGAGACGAGCCGAATTGTAAATTACAAATTCGGCAAGCTCTTCAATTTTTTCAGGCAAATTAGAATTTCGTTTTTCAAGCTGCATGGATCATCCTTTCAAAATAAAAAAGCCTCGGAGCGCAAGTTGACGACGTGCGGCAAAGACAAGCTTTGCAAATCCCCGAGGCTGATAAAAATTATTTCCGGCTTTCCGCACGTCGTCATGTCCATATATTAGCGCAAGATTTTGCCTTTGTCAACCAGAAAAAAGAAAAATTATGGCCCGGAAACACAGGCGCAAAACCAAGCCCAAAACTAAATTCTATGTAGATTAATGTAGGAAATCAGGTTTTATTGTAAACCTATTTAGAATCTTCTATTAATACCCGCGTATGGATATATATATAGTTTTCAACTTTTGCTGTTTTCCTACATTAATCTACATGGGCATATTTTTTGGTTTTTTGGCATAACCAGCTCCTGCCATTGGACTTTTTTTGACATTCACGGCCTATTTACAGGATGTGAGTTTTAAGGTAAAATGGGGTAAAGATGAGTGCTAAACGATATTTTAAATCTGAAAAAGTTGAAGCCTTTGTCACCGAATATATCAACAACGGTTTTAAAGCAGAAGCAGCGGCACGGTTTGCTGGTTATAAAGGCGTGGCTGCTTCCGTTCGTGCTTCAGAACTTCTTGCTGATCCTGGCGTCAAGGATCTTATACAAAAACGGCTTCGTGCGATTTTTTCTAACACCGACGAGCTCACAATGCAGTGGGTCCGCGAGGTCAAGCGCCTGGCTTTCTCGGATCTGCGCGATGCGGTCGAGTACGGTCCTGACGGCGTGGTGATAAAAAAAGATGATGAACTTTCGCAGGACACCGCGGCTGCGATTGAAGAGGTGTCTGAAACGCAGACGCTTCATGGTGGCAGCAAGAAAATAAAGCTGCACAGTAAAACAAAAGCGCTTGAACTGCTCGGGAAGTATCTTGCGATCCTGACCGAGAACCCGCCGCAGCCGTCGCTCGAAGAAACAAAAAGCATTGAGCAGACGCGGGAGCGCATCGCCTTTCTTTTGGCAAAACGTGAAGGTAAAAAATGAACTGCCCGGCGTTGACGTTTGAGGAAGAGGTTGAACTGTGCGGTCTCCTCGAACAAGAAGAGCGTGAGCGCGTCGCGCCAAAGCTTGAAATATTCAGGAAGCATAAAAGAATAAAAGTAGCGTATGGCGGGCGTGGCGCCGGGGCGAAGTCATGGGGCTTTGCGTCGCTCATCGTACAGCTGGCGCATCGCCAGAAAATCCGTGTGCTTTGCACAAGGGAAATTCAGCAGTCACTTGATGAGTCTGTCTTCGCGCTTATCAGGGCAACAGTGGAACGGCTCGGGTATCATGGCTGGACGTTTACGCAGAACACAATTAAAAGTCCTTGCGGCTCGAGGTTTTCTTTCCATGGCTTGAAGGATCTGCGGGCGGCAAACCAGATCAAGGGCTTTGAGAACGTGGATATTTGTTGGGTTGAGGAAGCGGCGACCGTTTCTTCCGAGTCTTGGAACGTGTTGATCCCGACGATCAGGAAGCCGGGGTCAGAGATATGGATCAGCTTCAACCAGGAGACCGATTCAGATCCTGTGGTCGAGCGCTTTGTGTCGCATCCACGCGATGACGCAACCGTGATTTGGCTGGAACCCGGCGCAACGGACAATCCTTGGTGGACCGACGAGCTGCAAAAAGAAATGGAAGAGGAATACAAGCGCGATCCCGATTCTGCGCTGCATATCTGGGGCGGGCAGCCGCGTAAACAGGGACAATATTCCGTGATGTCGCGCGCGTCCGTGCGCGGGGCGATGGACCGCAACATCCAAGCCGAGGGTGCCGTTGAGATAGGCGTCGACGTGGCCCGGTATGGCGTGGATAAGACCATCATGTACAAGCGCAAGGGCCTCAAGATAATCGACTTCAAAAGCTTTGTTGGCCAGGATACGCAGCGCACGGCGCTTGAGGCATGGGAGTTGTCAGGGCGCGACAGATATGTTAAGATAAAGGTCGACGATACCGGGGTGGGTGGCGGCGTTACTGATGCGCTTCGGTCCTGGGGTGCGAATGTGCAGGCCGTCAATTTTGGCGGTGCCCCGACAGAGAAGGATAAGTTTACGTCTGCCGCAGATGAGATGTGGTTTAATTTTCCGGTAAACGAGGCCGACATTCCGGACGATCACGAACTGATGGCGGAACTTTCAGGGCGTCAATATAAATACGATAATAAGGGTCGACGGAAAATCGAAGCCAAGGAAGATTTTAAGAAACGACTGGGCCGGTCACCTGACAAAGCAGATGCACTGCTGTTGTGTTTTTACGTGAGCATGGCCGGCGAAGAGCACTATTTTCCAAAGGGGCTGTGATGACAAATACCGACCTTATAAAGCAGCAGATTGATTATCAAACACGGGCCTTACAGGCGACGAAGCCGATAGCCGTGTTTAAGCGTGCGCATATCCGGCGCAACATCAGGGCGCTGGAAGAGGCGCAGCGCGACGTGTTGTCCACATACGTCGCCTCGCTTAACACTGGCAGCACGTACATTGACAAAAACAACTATGCTACTTTTCAGCGCCAGGTTACGGGCGCTTACGACATGTACGAGGGACGCAGCTCCTATGGTGCTGAGCTTCTTGCTGGCTTGGTAGACATGCGCGTGGCGTTTATCTGCGGCGAGGGCGTGAGCATCACGAGCAAGAACACGGCGACACAAAAATTTATCGATGACCTTATCGCCATGAACGATTTGAACGGCGAGCGTCTAATGCGGTTCGTCACGACCGGGGAGCTTGAAGGCAAGTCGCTGCTTGAGCTTAAAAAGGCGAGCAAGAAAACAGGCATCGCCAACGAGACAAAAGATTTTATCAAGATCATTGAAAACATGTGGGTCAGGAATAAATATCACGTAAAGCGTGATGACAAAGATGAGCTTGAGGCGATCACATATAAAGGCGGCGATAATAAAGAGGTAAAGGTGCCGCTGGAGCAAGCGGTTTATGTGGAGCTGGGCCGCCGCAACTGGAACAACCCGGACGAGACGCCTTCACGCGTGCATAAAATCTTGACGCAGATCGAAAACTTTTCACGCGCGGCTTTTGACCTGCGTAAGAACACGCATTTATTCGGCAAAGCGATGCCGTACTGGAAAACAGCGGTTGGTGATATTACCGGAGCGACGGCGATCAATAACGCCGTGGCAAAGGGTGACTTTCAGATAGGTAAAGGGTATGCCGGCCCGGCGGACTTTGGGCTTGTCGAGCCCTCGGGTGGCTCTGGCAACGCGATTATTCAGGACGTTACGCTTGCGCTGAAATGTATCAGCACAATGACTGGCATCCCCGTGCATTGGCTAGCGTGGCCCGAGCTTATGTCAAACAGGGCGACTGCTGACAATCTCATGGAGGTGGTGGTTGGCGCGACAAAAAAGGACCGGCTGATCTGGGAGGCGGCGATCAAGGAGCTTGTCATCAAGGCTATGACCATGGCTGCCGAGACAAAGATGTTGGAAAACGCCGCGCTTAATTTTGATGATATTACCGTGCGCCTGCCTATTGTGAGCATCGCGCTGATGAAGCAGATTGTTGAAATCTGGTTGCCGTTGCTGCAGGAAGGCGTGGTATCAGAGCACGACATCATCAACGAGTTGCCGGGCAGCATTACTTGGGAAAGTATTCAGAAGTATAAGAAGATTGAACGCGACGCCAAAGCAAAGGAAAGCCCGATGCAGAACGAGGTCATGGCCGCGGCGCTCGCCGAGATGCAGAAACAAAAAGCAGCGGAAGGCGAGGTTGTGGTACCTGGACAAAAAGAGGAGGCTGGCGATGAAGATACCGATGAGGACTGAGCAGTCAAAGTCAGGTCTCGTGCAGCTTTGCGCCGAGCTTGGCAAGCGATTTAACATCAAAGATTGTGCGCTCGTTGAGATAGGCAGCTTTGCCGGCGACAGCGCCGTGATCTTTGCCAAGTTTTTCAAGACGGTCTTCTGTGTTGATAACTGGGAAGGCGAGATCAAGGGCATGAAACTTGAGGACGCCTTTGCCGAGTTTAAGGCGCGCATTGAGCCATGCGGAAACGTCATGTATACGCGCATGACCTCGAAGTGCGCCTCAGAGATTGTGCACCGTATCTTTGACGGTGTGTATATCGACGCTGACCATACCTATGAGTCAGTCAAGCAAGATATTGCGTTATGGCGTGGCAAGGTCCGGCTGTTTGTGGCTGGACACGACTACCATGCCAAGAAGTTCCCGGGCGTGGTGCGCGCGGTAAATGAGGCGTTCGGTAAGCCTGATTATGTGGCACCTGATACCTCATGGTTCAAGATAAAATAGCAGGCGTTGCCTGTTTACAGGATACCCGAAAAGGGGTATAAATATTTAAGGAGCATTTTATGGCATTTGTAAGCATGAGCGATGTTACGCCGAAACGTGAACCGATCTCAAAGAAAAGCACGGACAAGTTCATCGCCAAGTTCAAGGTGAAGCTTGGCCGTGATGCCGTCGCTGCCAAGGAAGACGCCGATGACATCGAGCCAAAGCTTCCAGAGGAGGTGAAAGAATAGTGCCGATGCGCGTAACCCTTTCAGTTCAGGCCCTCGCCTCATTTACGCAGGAAGAAATTCTTGCGATGGTGCCGGCGGCCAAGCTTGAAGAGATACGCAAGACCGACGAGCACCCTTTTTTCCAGGCGTATTGCATCGCGCACGAGGGCGTGTCAACGCCGACGATCCTGGGCGACACGGCAAAGCCGATCACATGGTTCAGGAAAGCTGTGCAGTCGATTAAAAAGGTGCTGCTTGCCGGTGTCAAGTTTTTTTCAGGGCACAACAGCGACAGCTCGACCGAGGGTCGCGAGGCGCTTGGCGAGGTTGTGGCAGACCTGCAGCGTGAGGTCGAGGGCAACCTTAACCATATCGTGGTGGGGTATTTCCCTGACAAAGCACGCGTTGCGGATATGGATATTTGCAGCCAGGAGGCGGAATGGGATCTTATCCCGACGCCGCAGGGCTTTATTGCTGACACGTTGTCGAAGCTGACGGGCATCGCCTTGTCAAGCTCAAGGGACAGCACGCCCGCGTTCGCGGGTGCCAGGCGTCTTGGCATGGTCCAGGCGCTTGAATCAAATGCCGGTGTACCGGCCAAGGAGACAAGAAACATGCCGACTGATTTGACAACCGTACCTTTTGCAGAGCTTGAAACCGAGATGAAGCGCCGGAACGTGTGGCCCTCTCAGCTCTGGTCACATGATGAGATGATCAAGAAGGATCGCGAGTACAAGGCCGCGGTTGACAAGATCGTGGCAGACGCGACCGCTGAACTGACAAAGAAACTCACCGAAAGTGAGGCTAAAATAAAAACCTTGTCCACCGAAACCGTGACACTGAAGCGCAGCACCGAGCTGGTGACTGCCAAGCAGCGGCTGGAAACAATTGCCAAGGAGCAGAAGCTCACTGACAAACAGGCCGCCTTCGTGCTCGCGCGTTTTGAAAAGGGCAAAGACACGTTGACTGATGTGTCTGACGAAAAGCTGAAAGAGTTCGCCAGCTCCATGGTCGACATATACAAGGATGCCGGGGGCGAGACACAGGGAACACCTGCTGCCGGAACCAAGGCAAAAGAAGAACAGAAAAAGAACGTTGATCCCAAGGACATGACCAAAGCGGAAAATAATCCACTGTTGGTCGATGACTTGGAGGAGTAAACAAAATGGCATTTGAACCGAAAGATAACGTCATCTATGACGAGCTTTGGGATGTCGTGCCTGCTGCTGCCGTCGTAAAAGGCGAGGCTGCGGTGGTGCAGGACGTTTTCGGCTTTTATCTTGTCGATGCTGCGATAGGCGAAGAGGTATCATTTATATACCGCATGCGTCAGGTCGAGGCAGACAAGCGCGTCGGCACCGGCGAAGACATCGTCGCGGGTGATGAGCTTTTCTACATCCCTGCTGAGGATGTAGTCACGCCGACCGCCGGGACGACTCCCGGAACAAACAGCTACTTTTGCGGCTGGGCAAAGAAAGACGCCAGCGCCGCAGACACCAAAGTTCTTATGAACTTTGACGGCACCCGTTACGACGAAACCATATAGGAGGGGTCAGACATGAGAAATCAGTATTTTTGCAAAAACGATGACCTTTTCCTTGACATGCTCGGTCGCACCGTGGACGGAACACAGACGCCAGAAGACGTGATGCAGGTGAAAGCCGCATTACAGGCATTTGTGGCGCTCCCGGTCAGGGAAAAGAAAAAGATCCAGGCCATGAAACAGAAGATCCAGGGCTTTGCCGTTTCTTCTGACTTCGAGAACCTGGTGACATCAGCTTTCAACGTGACCATCGCCGAGGATAACTTTGACATGGGCTATGAGGCGTCGTTCCAGGACGTGCCGCGTGACGCTGACAAAGATTTCTGGGAGATCGGTGACATAGAGAACGGCGTGACTTTCCGCAAGGTGCCTGAAGGCGACCGCATCCAGGTTGACAAGATCAGCGGCACACAGCAGCTTGTCTACGTTGATTACTACGGTGGGGCGCTCGGATTTACTGACAAGGCGATTCGCTTCCGCAAGCTTGCGCAGATGTACATGGCCGCGCGTGCGTTCCGTAACAAGTTTTACGCGAACAAGGCCGACAACCATTATGCGCTTCTTGCTGTTGCCGCTGCTTTGAACGTAATTGCATGGCAGGGCGCAGGCGGCACGCAGATTCAGCGCGACATTCAGACCATCAACGAGGCTGCTTTTCAGCTCGGCGACCTGAATAAAGATAAGGGATACGGCGACACAGCATCGGCTGGATTGATCCTTTATGCAAACCCGGCGGACCGCGCTCGCATCGAGGCGGCATTTGTCGTGACCTCGCAGTACTTGGCCGTTGCTGCCGGCAACATCGGCGCTGGTGCCGCTGCTGTGCAGATCACCAACCAGCCGATACGGCGCATCTATACCTTCAACACGCAGATTGTGGCGCAGGCGCCTATCCTTGTTCTCCCTGGTAACAAGATCCAGAGGAACGAGGCCTTGGCACCGACTACTTTTGTGGCGCAGGATGATGTGCTTACGTTGAACCGTGTGCAGTCGGTATGGAGTATTTACGGCGCAACCGTAGCCGATACCGACCAGGTTTGTCAGATTACGCTCGGATAAGTTTCAAGTTTAAGCCCCGGAATCCGGGGCTTTTAAAAATAGGCTGGCAAGGCAACTTGTAAAAATCAGCCTATTTTTAAAAGAGGAGACACCATGGCGACCGTGATTGTGGGGACAAATAGCTGGGTAACGATAGTCGAAGCTGACCTGTACCTTGACGCCAAGTATGGCGCCGGAGCATGGGCCTCGCTTTCTGATGTTGATAAAGCGGCGCTCCTGATTTCCGCTTGCCGGTGGATTCGTAACCAGTCTATTTTTTCCATTGCCTTGTCGAGCACATCGCAGATTGTCAAGGATGCGCAGTGCGAGGCGGCCTGGTATTTATATAAATACGGCGAGGCACACTGGAAACGGACGGCTTTGTATGCTTCAGGTGTGCGTGACTTTCAGGTATCGAAATGGTCTGAGACGCTTGAGGAACCGACATTCCCCGGGAACATCGCGGCCATGCTTTCAGATTCCATTACAGGCGCGGGCAACGAGTTTCCGACGGTGACAAGAACGCTGCAAGGATAGGAGGCGTCGATGGACGCAAGGAAGACCGCGGCGAACTTAGGCACAAGGCTTGAGCCGCTGCAAGCGAGGCTTGACAAGCTCGTGCAAAATATCGCCATATCCACGGAAACATCAAGCACCTACTGGACGCAGGCCAGGCGCGACATCACAAAAATATATGAAGAGATGCGCAAGGTCACGGCGTCTTTTGTCGGCACCAAGCTGCCACAGCAGTATGACGAGGCGCTGCGCCAGGCAATAACCGATATCAAGGCGACGGGGTTTGCACCGAAGACCGTACACTATAACCAGTTTGCCAATTCCAACGCTTCAAAACAATCGCTTTCCGCGCTTCTCGAGGAAACGACGATGCACCTGGCCAACGGGTTTTTGACCGGCGAGGCGACGATGCAGCGCCTGGCAAGATTGACGCAACAGGTCAACGTATCAGAGCGTCAGGTCAACAAGAAGATAGAGGAAGGGTATCTTGAGGGCGGCTCTCCGCAGTCGGCAGCAAAGAAGCTACGGGAAGAATTGCTCAAGAAAGCCGTCGATGGAAAATACGTGCAGGTGGTCGATAAGAACGGTGACACCGAGATGTGGGACGCCAAGGCATACGCCGAGATGGTGACCAGGACAAAGCTCATGGAGGCGACGACGCAGGCAACAATGAACGCCGTGGTTGAAGCAGGCGGCGACCTTGTGGCGATCTCGGCACACAATACCAAGTGCGAGATTTGCATGGAGTTTGAGGGCAAGGTTTATTCGCTGTCAGGTGCGTCGAAAGATTTTCCGATAGCAGACGAGCTCCCGCCTTTTCATCCAAACTGCCAGCATTCGACACTGCCAACATTTGAGGAAGGTCTTAAGACTGACGGCACCTATGACGATTACGTGGCGTTTTCAAACGGCGAGACAGAAGAGCATCCTACCCGCCGAAGTCATATCCCGGTATCACAAAGAAAAGAGGAAGAATAACATGGAATGGATGATTGCATTTTTTTCTGTGGTAGGTACTATAGCAAATATTAAACAAAAATGGTGGGGGTTTGCTATCTGGATGGTTACTAATGGTGCATGGGTTATTATTGATATTTTGACCGGAGCATATGCACAAGCCGCAATGTTTTCTATTTATTTTGGCCTTGCAGTTTGGGGTATGATTTCATGGATTAGGAATAAAAAAAAGAAAAGACGAATAAAAAAGAATTCATGCAGGTATCGCTACTTCATCCCGAACATTAAGGCCCGTTGATGGCGAGAATTGACCTGCAAGATGTTGCACGACAAGCAGAGCGAAAGCGCATGAATAAAGATAATACCTGGGATTTCCTTGTCCGGCTTGGCATGATAAAAGGCAACACGCTTTATCATCGCAACTATGATGGCATCAAGGACGCCTGGAAAGACGAGCCATGTTACATCGTGGGCGGCGGGCCGAGCCTGAAGCCGGTGCTTGACAAGCTTGGTTTCGGGTTTCTTGATGGCAAGCATACCATCGGAATTAATCACGTTATTGAGGATTACGACGGATTTGAATGGTTCTTTTTTCTTGACAAAAGGTTTATAGAAAAAACAACTTACGATCTTGATAAATATCATGGGCTTATTTTCGCCCAATGTACAACCGGAATGCCTCCAGCTTTAAACGTAAAAATATATCATTGCAGGAATGATAGGCCATCAAGCCGCATGGAAGACGGGCTTTACAACGCTAACTTTTCGGGGATTGCCGCGCTGAATCTTGCCATCATCTCGGGTGCAAACCCAATATATCTTCTTGGCTATGGCAATGGCGTGGGCGCGACGCATCAGAGCTATCATTACAAGCGCGACTATACAGGAGAAAATAAGCTTGACAAGAACTTCAAAAAATACTGCAACGTCCAGGCACAGTTTTCCAGGTTCAGGGAATGGCAAGACCGGATCATCCACGTGACCGACGGCAACGATGTTGTCGAGATTACAAGGAAAATAAAAACAACACAGTTCTGCAACAAAGTTGCTGGTGTTGAAAAAATATCGGTATTCCACAATACCAGGCCAGACGAAGCCAAGATTGTGCACCTTAGCTTCTCAAAAGACAAGGCCAGGCATAACGATATTACCCGGTATGTCATGGATGAGTGCATAGGCAAACATGAGCTGCACGACATCAATGCCGGGCCGCCTCCGGTCGCTGATCTTTACATCGGCGAGCATTTCCTGTCAACATCGAAGGCCGTCAACGCTTTTGACAAAAAAAACAGGTGCATTGATATTGTGCACACAGCCGGTTGCATCCCAGAGCGCGGGTTCTCGCGCGTGGTGGCGTTGACCGAGGCTTGGAAGCGACACCTCGGAAAACACCTTGTAAAGGCCACTGACATGATTTATGGCGGCATAGATTTATTGCCATATCAAGGTGTTTTACCAACCGACGCGCCGGTGTTTGGCCGGATGACCAGGTGGAGCCCGGGCAAGATACATCCCGACTGGAACCGAGTGACCACGGAAATTCTTACGGCTGTACCAGAGGCAAGATGCTTGATGTATACCGAGATGATGAACGCCTCAAGGCCGATGCTCAAGCATGCCAAGGTAACATATTCAAGCGATTGCAAGATTGATATGTTCAAGGGTGATTTTTTAAAAAACATGTCGGTTTACGTGCATGCAAATGGCAGCTTCAAGGAGACGCTTTCCTTTGCAGTCATCGAGGCGATGGCGACGGGGCTTCCTGTAGTTTATCTTAAGGAAGGCACGGGAGTCCTTGAAGAGGTGACCGACGGTGCTGGGATACCCTGCAACACAATCAATGATGTACGCGACATGGTGGTGACGCTTTTAAAAGATAAGGCGATGCGAGAATATTATGGCAAGCTTGCCAAGGAACAAGCGCAGCGATTTGACAAGAACGTCATGGTGAAGAAATTCAACGAGGTAATAAAACAATGCCTGAAAAAATAGCGGTCATTACGTTGATGCGGAAAGGTTCAAAGCGATTTCCTGGCAAAAATATTGCACCGCTTCTTGGCGAGCCGCTTTATATGTGGACGGTTAATACGGGCATCGACTTGGCCAACATGCTTGGTTGCAACTATTACCTGGCACATGATTATGATAGTTTGAAATTGCCAGAGGAAGTCTGCGAGCTTAAGCGTGAGGCAAGGTTTGCCGGTGATGCACATAGGACAGGCGAGGAAATAGCATCTTTTGGCCTTGATGCTGACATTTATATTTTCTTGCAGGCGACCTCGCCGTTCCGTGATATATCGAGAATGATGTCTTGGGTCTGCCAGTTTACCAGTGATGATAAACTTGGATCTGGTTTTGCTGCAAAGAAGTTGACCGGATATATTTATGCTAAGCTTGGCGAGGACGCTTTTCCGATGAACTTCATGCAGCAGGAACGCACCGACAACGGATGTGAGAAACGACAGTGGTACAAGGAAACTGGAAGCTTTTATATTTTTAGGGAAAGGGCGCTCGGCATGAAACACATTCTTGATGCTGCGCCGAAACGTATTTATGAAGATATTATTGACATTGACATCGACACACCGGAAGATTTAAGGAGGGCAGAAAAGATATGAAAACAAAAATTATCGCCGAGCTGGGATGTAATCACAACGGAAATATTGACCTTGCCAAACAAATGATCGAGGAGTGCGCCCTGTTAGGCATATGGGGCGTCAAGCTTCAAAAGCGCGACGTGGAGGGCATGGGGAGCGAGCGCATGCTGCCGCGCAGATCAGAGAACAGCTTTGGGGCGACATATTATGAGCACCGCAAGGCGCTTGAGTTTTCGCCTGAGCAGATTATGGAGCTTTACAAGCTGGCAAAACTTCGCGGCTTGGTGTTCGGCGTCACCGTTTTTGACGTGGTAAGCGCGGAGCAGATGCGCCAATTGCCGCTTGACTTTATCAAGCTTCCGTCGCAACTTTACTCAAACTATGCCATGTGCCGGGCCGTGCTGAAAGATGATGACAACGCACCGGAGATTTTTACTTCCACAGGCATGCACACCATGCAAGAGATTCTTGAATGGCAATATCTGCACATGTTTGACGTGGTGTTTTATTGCCGCAGCATGTACCCGGCTGGCATCAACGACATGAACTTTGCACAGATGCGCACGCTTTCAGGTGCACTCCAGATACACCAAAGGCTCGGTTTCTCGTCGCATGACAAGGACAGGATAGGAATCCCGGTGGCAGTGCTTCTTGGCGCTGAATATGTCGAGCGACATTACACGCTTGACAAGACCATGAAAGGAAGTGATCACGCCACGGTGTCAAGCGACAAGGCGGACATGCTTCAGATTATCGAGAGCATCGAGGAGGCAGAAGACATTCTCGGAACTGGTCTTCGAGATTTCTTGCCAGAGCAGGAAAAGAAAATCAGGAAGATTTACAGGGGGTTTTAATGTCGAAGAACAAGATCATGAAGGTCAGCGTTGAAGCACTCGAAGAAGCCGAGGCGCTTGTTTCCTGGGACGAACAGGAACGCAAAAGCGCCTATTACATAAACAGATTTCACAAGAAACAGAACCGTGATGTGCATATCGACTTCAAGGGGCCGTTCGTCTTGCTGTGCTTTGTTGCTGACATTCATATCGGTAATCTTGGCACAGACTACACGGCGGCACGGCTTCAGGCCGAGCAGATAGCCGGGTGCAAGTATGCCTTTGCCGTTGGCGCTGGAGATTACATTGACAACTTTATCCGGGCGCAGATCCTTGAGCCGTTGATCAACCAGACCACAAGCCCGAAGCAGCAGCTTCAACTTCTCAGGGAATACATCAGCTTCTTCGACGGCAAGTTGATGCTCATGGTGTCTGGCAATCATGACAGATGGTCAAAAGAGGTATCCGGTCTTGACTTCCTGGCCTCCCTTGCAAAGGACAATCTGATTCAGTATTCGCCGGATACCTTTGACATCAACATATATGTCGGTAAGATTCTTTATGAGCTTTGCGTCCGGCATCGTTACCGCTTCAACTCGTCATTCAATTTGACACACACGGTCAAGCAGCTTTTTAAGAACGGCGAGAAGCAGTTCGACATTGGCGTTGTTGCGCATCTGCATGAACCAGCGCTTGAAACCTGTTACATCCAGGACCGCGAGGTCGTATGTGTGCGGCCCGGGACATACAAGACGGCTGACACGTTCTCGCGCAAAATAGGATACAACGCAGGCCGGACGGTCATGCCTTGCGTGGCACTGGACACGAGCAAAAAGCGCATGGTGCCGTTTTTTCATCTTGAAGACGGCATCAGATTTGTCGAGGAGGCCAACAGATGAAACTTGAAATACCGGCAGAATGTCAAGCGGCGGCTGAACTGACGAAGACGAAATGCAATAAACGTTCTGTACCCGCCGGGGAGTTGAAAGCCTTATGGCTCAACTGGCCTATAGTGAGTAAAGTAGATTATGCAGAAAAATTGCACAGAAGCTATAATACGTATAAACGTTTATATGCCAGACTTGAGGTCATGAACGAAAAACGCGAGCTTACCGACGATGATTTTATTGCCATGGCAAAAGAGGGAACATGATAGACAAAAAGCTCAAACAGGGTATCATTATCTCGATCCAGGGCTATAGCAAGCACACCACGCAGGAGCTTGCCGTCGAAGCGGTCAAGGGCGGCGCTGTGGCGCTGCGCATGGATAAACCCGTTTCGCTTTCCGATGCTCTGCGGGTTCCGTTCATCGGGCTCTCCAAGTCGCAGGTTAAGAAGCCAGAAAACGAGGCATATATTACCTCGACGGTAGAGGCGGTGCAGGCAGTGGCTAAATGGGCGGACATTATCGCCATTGATTACCGTCGGCTCAATGCAAACATCAAGGAAATATCTGACTATTGCCAGGAACACAAGCTTGTCGTGATAGCAGACATCAGGGCCATCGAGGACGCCGTATACATAGTCAAAGAAAAACTGTATTATACTTACATGGCGACGACCTTGGCCGTGTTTAATAAAAAGCTAAAATACAAGCCGGACACAAAGCTGGTCAAGGAGCTTGTGGATCTTGGTATCCCGGTAATCGCTGAGGGTAATTTCACGCAGCGCCGTGAGGTGCGAGAAGCCTTTGATCTTGGCGCGAGGTGCGTTTGCCTTGGCGGTGCCGTGAGCAATGTCTACAAGTTGACGCGCAAGTTTGCGTCAGTGCTGGAGCAATAGTGCAGACATACATTATCGACATCGATGATACCTTGATCTTCTCTGACAAGATTGATTGTCGATACTGTAAGCGTGTCACCTATGAGATGAAAGATAAGGCCACGGACGAGATTTTTTATGTCAACGCGCTTTACGATAACGGACATACAATTATCCTGCACACCGGAAGAAACTGGGACTGCTACGACCTGACAAAAAAGCAACTTGCCAAGGCCGGGGTAAAATATCACGAGCTTGTCATGGGCAAACCGCAGGGCATCTATGTAGACAAGGATTGCTTGACGACGCTAAAGGAGGTCTGGGCGAATGAACAGCAAGACGATAGTTGATGCCTGGGAGCGCCGCGTTGGTCCAGTCACGGCGCATCTCGTGACAGATACTCATTTACGAAAAGAGAACTTGTTTGCGTCGTTCGAGGTGGTGTGTAGCAGCGTTGATTTCAGCGATAAAACCATAATTGATTATGGCTGCGGCGGCGGATTTTTCGGCCTTTACCTTTCAAATAAATTCATTGTTAAAAAATATATCGCCTATGACTTGGCACAGCGTTCGCTTGATGTGGCAAAAAAGAACCTTGAGTTTTTGCCCGAGAATATGAAGGAGTTTATAAAGGTTGATCCATGGAACATCCCGCAAATGCACGCTGATATTTTTTGCTGCTTCTCGGTAATTCACCACATGCCGACACAGACATACCTTGATTATTTTTTGGCCATGCTCGACGTTTCAAATATTAAAGTCATCTTGCTGACATGCAAGTACAGCGCGGTTGAGTCATTCCAGATACATCCGTACAAGACCACCAAGGAAATAAACAACGCCTGCCTGACTAACGCCAGCGAAATTGCCAGGCGTTTGCGGCATTTTAAATTAATGCGTTATACAGACGCTGAGCCCGGGAAATACCAGTACATGAGGTTTGAACATGCTTGACACCTACTTGACCGATGAGATCGATATAGTTACCACGGCAAATGATGAATGGGGCGTGCTTACCACGTCCACGGTGACCGGGGTCAAGGCTCGCATCGAAGACGAGAACCGAGTTGTCAAGAATCAACTCGGCGTTGACGTGGCGTCAAATTGTTATCTCATGGTCGACCCGGCGGCGGTGATAAACTACACATCAAAAATCATGCTGAAGAAAAGAAACGGCGTAGCATATGAGCATCAAAATAAGCAGCGGGCTATTATGAAGCTCGGCAAGGCGCACAGCGACATCCTTGATTACTGGGAGGTGTACCTGTGAGCAAGAAAAGCGGCCTATTTATTGTCAAGAACACGCTTGGCGACGGGCTTATAAAATACAAAACCAAGATAAACATGGACGCCTCGCCGGGTGCTGACTTCAACGCCAAGAAAAAAGTTGGTATGCAGCTGATTATGTGGATCGTGCAAGGGTCAAGCAAGTCTGGCGTGGTGCCGCCTATATTAACCGGCAACCTTCGTGGATCTGGCTCGGTGTTCGTCGGCAGCGAGCTTGTCTTTGACACGCGCGGCTTTGTGGGCGTGGGTACACCGTGTACCAGCACAAGCGCCAAGCCGTCAGAGGTGACCGTTGGCTTTAACACCTCCTATGCGGCCATGATGCACGAGAATACATGGAACCCGGGGCCGGTATCAACACAATCAGGCGATGTCGGCAACAAGTTCGTGCAATTACATTTACAGGCTGACGCCAAGGCGTGCTTGCAGATGTACGCCGATTCTATCAAAAATGAGGTAGTTTGATGATCTATAATTTTGTACAGTTGCTACGGGACCAGTTTACAACGGAGACAATTTATTGTAATATAAGACAGCAGTGGGCGACGGACGAATTCGTCGAGGATCGCTGCTTGGTGGTAACCGAGACTGGAGGGACAGAGCAGCCATGGACGCTGTTTTCAAAGCCCACGGTGCAGATTATCGCCAGGGACATGGACGGACCAAAGGCGAGGAAATTCGCCCACGACGTTTTTGAGTTTTTGACAAGCCGTTTTGGGTTGAAAATGCCGGCGGCAACGGTCGATGGCACCGTGTTTCCAGAGGTGCAGACCGCACAAATATCGGCGATCCAAAGGCCATACAGCCTCGGGGTTGACGAAAACGGAAGAATACTTTTTACCACGAACTATGAGATAATTTTTACAAGGAGTTAGTTATGGCTAACCCACCCATGGGGCTTAATTTTTGGGAAGGCGAGCTTGGCGTTCTCAACCTCGTCTTCAATAATGTTGACGTCGGAAAAACGACCGACGAGACAACCCTTGAGTTCATCGAGGACATGAAGGACATCAACTTCGCGCAAGACGGCACGCAGCCACATGACAAGGTACCGACCGGCCAGGCTTACCAGCTGACCTGTAAGATGGGACAGATCACCGCGGCAAGGCTTGCTCAGGTTCTGCGTGGACTCACCGTGTCAGGCAACAGTGTCAAGCTTGGCCGTGACATTTACCGGTCAGGACGTGACAACTTTGCCAAGGTGCTCACCGCAACACGCGTGGACAGCGATGGCAATTCATCGGCTGACCCGGTGTACAGGCTTTATTTGTACAAGGCCCTGCCCACGGTCAACGGCGCAATCGGTCCTTTTGGCCCGGACACACAGCGCGATGTCGAGGTTGTGTTCTACATTTTTTACGATGAAACCAACGAGGCATTTGGTTACAGCGGCTATGCTTCATCGCTTGGCCTGTAAAATATAAACAAGGAGCAAAAACATGAGGAAGACAATTATCCGTCCCGAGCCGCTGGAGCTTGACGTTGAGACCATGAACGGCGAGACCATCACCTTGCGTGTTACATCGGTAACATCACAGATGATTGACGACGTGAGGACGGTGGCAAGAAGCGAGGAGACGCTGATCAAGTCAGGAACATCGGCACGAAAACAGCTCGCCGTAATTTTTGGCCATGACGAGCAGTTTTACGCACAGTTTGACATTGTAGTGCTGCTTGGAATCCTGAAGGCATTCAACGAGTACACGGAAACCCCTATGAGGACACAGGGCAATTAAAAGCTGTCCTGTGTCTTTTAAGGAACGGTATTTCGATCTCTGACATAGAGACCATCGCGGAAGAATACGACTTCCGCGTGTTGCCGGCCGTGGTCAAGGAAGCGTGGCAGCATGAAGCCATAGAGCGGCTGCAGCGCAAGCTTGACACTGCCGAGGCGTTCAACCACGCTTATCTTGGCAGCAGGTACGACAAGTTAAAGCGTGGTGTGCGGGGATATGGCATATGGTTAGGCAACGTAAAACGGCAGATTGAAAAGCTGCTTGGAAGAAAGCCAGAGTTGATCTGGTCTAAACTGAGACGTTCAAGGAAGCTTTAAGTGTTCGATGCCGGGGCAGTGGTTGGCAAGTTTATCATGGACGGAAGCCAGTGGACCAAGGGAATGGGATCTATTACAGGTTCCATGTTCAAGGGTCAACTGGCTTTCGCCGCTTTTCAAAAAGCCGCTGATTTTGTCGTAAACTCTGTTGGCGATTGCGTCAAGGCTTTTGCTGAGCAGCAGAAGGCCAGCGCTCAGATGACGGCTGTGCTCAAAAGCACGGGATATGCTGCTGGCATTACGCAAAAAGAACTCGAAGGCATGGCTAATGCCTTGCAAAAAACAACGACCTATGCTGATGAGACCATCATGTCGGCACAGAATCTTTTACTTACCTTTACCAAGGTTGGAAAAGATATTTTTCCCCAGGCAACGCAAACCATTCTCGACATGTCCACAGCGCTTGGCACCGACCTAAAGTCAACGGCCATCCAAGTTGGAAAAGCGCTTCAAGATCCTATTCTCGGCGTCACGGCTCTCCGTCGTGTCGGCGTCAATTTCAACAAGGAACAGATGGCGGTCATCAAAAATCTTGTTGAAACCGGAAGATCCGCAGAAGCCCAGGCCATGATTTTAAAGGAACTTCAAACCGAGTTTGGCGGATCAGCTGAAGCAGCAGGAAAGACCTTTGCCGGTTCCTTGGCCATCCTGCAGAACCAGTTTGGCGAGACGCAGGAAACCATCGGATCATACATGGTCTCGGTTGGAAAGCCGTTTGTTGACCAGCTACGGTCTATCGTCGACGGCATCAACGACTGGTTAACATCAGCAGAAGGCATCTCGGTGATGACAAACATCTTCGCCACCTTGGCCGGAACCGGTGCCGTGGTGCAGAAGCTGTTTGAAAAGATCGGCGAGATATGGACCGACATGGCAACAAACATAATTGACCCGATTGCCACCGCTTTGTCAGGGCTCACGGGTAAAGGCAGCGAGGCTATCCCGGTCTTTGCCATTTTGGGTAAGGTCGTGGATGTTATCGGGATGGTGCTCGGGACGGTAAGCCGGATAATCGGAGGCACCACCGGAGCGATTATCAATCTTGTCAGCTCGATCTGGGAAAGCCTTGTGCTTATCCAGAAAATAGATGCCTATATGAAAGGCGGGATGACTCAAGCGTTATGGGACGACATGACAGCCCAGGCCGACAAGGCTGGCAAGTCATGGGAAACATTTGGCAACAGTGTCAAGGATACCGTTACCGGTGTAACCGAATACGGAAAATCAGCGCTCAATGATCTTCTTTTTGGTGCCAACGATACTGGCGCTGGTTTTGAAAATGCCTTTAAGGAGGCTGGCGACGGGGTCAGAGCCGGCATGCTTGACATGGGAAAAGAGATCCAGGAAACCATGAAGACCGTTGGCGAGGACAGCGCTGGTGCTGCAAGCCAAGTCACTAAGTCTTGGCAAGAAACTTTTGCAGAGTTAAGCGCCGACCTTGACAGGGCAACGCAGGAATTTGGCGTTGGTTCTATGCAATGGCAGGCGTCTTTCGCCGCGGTGGTAAAACACGTTGAGGCCGGGATGCAGGGGATTTTCGACACGGTAAACTCGGTCTGGGGTGCAATTTCTGGCGTGTTAAGTCAGGCCAATAAAAACCAGATGACCGAGCTTGACAAACAATACGAGGCTCAAAAGGCGCAGATTGAAGCCACTGTCACAGATGAAGAAGCAAAGACAGAAGCGCTGGCGACCCTTGATGCTAAATACGAAGCTGAAAAAAAGAAGCTGCAACGAGAAGCCTTTGAGGTAGAACGCGCCGGCAACATCTTATCAACGATCATGAACACGGCGGTGGGCGTGACAAATGCGCTGGCCACCGTGCCATGGCCTTTTAATTTCATCGTGGCGGGGATCATTGGAGGCCTCGGTGCCGTGCAGACGGCGCTCGTAGCAAGCCAGGTCAACCCGTATGCCAATGGCGGTGTGGCTCATGGATGGTCTCTCGTCGGAGAGCAGGGGCCGGAGCTGATGAAC